GGTATTGTTTTAGAGCTACTTCATATGATTTAGGTAGGGCGCAAGACACCACTTATCCATATGGTGTACTTAGATTGCCAGTAACTATGAGAGCTAGTGCGTCTTATACAGCAAGTTCGGGGACATTTACAGTTAACTCGGGTAATGCTGGTGTAGTAGCTTTAGTTTTTTCATCTGTTGATACAGCATTTTTTTACAATTCCTCAAGCAATTGGACAGCTACTGCATTTGTTCAAGTTTCAGCAACATTAACTGCGGAGTTATAAATGTATAAATTAAATACCCCATTGGGATTTAATAATCCAACTTGTGTAGTTCGCTTGTCGGATGTTACCTACATTCCCTTTGACCCCGCCAACACAGACTACCAAGCCTTCAAGAAAGACATTGCTGAGGGTAAGTCCCTGCAAGACGCAGATGGAAATCAGATGACCGCAGAGGCGGCTCAAGAATTTATGAGGAACCTACCATGAGTACATACTCCCCGAACCTACGTATTGAGCTTATTACCACCGGCACTCAGGCTGGCGCGTGGGGCAATACAACCAACGATAACCTGTCCACGGTTCTGGAGGCGGCTGTTGCAGGCTCGGTTTCAGTTACCACGGTATCGGCTAACCAAGCGCTTACCTATTTAAACGGGCCGACTGGGACTTCAAGTCTTAACCAGTCTGTACGGGCTATGCTGATTCTGGACACCTCCACAGGTGCCAACTTTGCCGTCTATGCCCCGCCGGTCAGTAAGCAGTACATCGTCAAGAACGCCAGCGCCTATACAGCCACGATCTACAACTCCACGGTAATCGGCAATACCACGGCAGCGGGCACGGGCGCGGCGATCCCAGCGGGCAAAACCCTCATAGTCTGGTCAGATGGAACCAACTTTGCCATCCCAGACGCAGCCACCCTGACTTCCATCTTGGCAGTTTTAAACGGTGGTACTGGGTCGTCCACAGCCTCTGGTGCCCGGACAAACCTTGGATTAGTCATCGGTACAGATGTAGCCCCGGTAAACTCCCCGACCTTTACTGGAACACCTGCCGCGCCGACAGCCTCCTACGGCACCAGCACTACGCAGATAGCCACTACAAACTTTGTGCAGGCTGCGCTTCAGGCGCTTTATCCGATTGGCTCAATCTACACAAGTACGGTAAGCACAAACCCTAACACCCTGTTTGGCTTTGGTACATGGGTGGCTTACGGGGCAGGTAAGGTGCTTATCGGTCAGGACGGAGGCTCTTTCCCAGCCGGGGCTACAGGTGGTTCTGCCGATGCGGTTGTTGTGAGTCACACGCACTCAGCTTCTACAAACACAACTGGAGCACATACACATGATGTTGTGTCTTGGGTTGGCACTAGTGGTTTGGCTAATGGTTCTTGGTATAGCGGAGAAATTTCCATCTCTGCCGGTAACAGAACAACAACAACCGCAGGAGACCATAGCCACACAGTGAGCGTATCAACTACCGGCTCTTCTGGCACAAACGCCAACTTGCAGCCATATGTAGTTGTTTATATGTGGAATCGGACAGCTTAAAAATGATTGATCCAGTCTCAGCCTTAGCCGCAGTTCAATCCGCAGTTGCCCTTATTAAGAAGGCAAGCAAAACCGTGGACGATGTTGCCTCGCTTGGCCCAATGATTGGAAAGTATTTTGAGGCGAAACATACCGCTACCGCTGCCGTTGCTCAAGCCAAGAGAAAAGGCGGCTCATCAATGGGCAAGGCCATTGAGATAGAACTAGCACTCAAGGCACAACGGGATTTTGAGCAAGAACTCCAGAACTTGTTTTTCTCTACAAATAACATGGATGTCTGGCAAGCAATCAAGAAACGAGCCTCAGATATGGATGCGGCTAATGCTGACCAGATGCAAAAGGACGCGGTTGCCGAGGCAAGGCGCAAGCGCAGAGAGCAGGAACTCAATGAGATCGTCCTTGGCGTTGGCGTAGCGATTGTGGCTGGCATATTCTTGGCTTGGGCTGCTTACGAAGCGATTACCTTTTGTTCTGCTGCGGTGTGTGGAAGATGAATAAGATCATTATTGCCTTTGGTGTGGTGGTGATGGCAACCTTGCTCATCATCATTGGTGTGGTTGATTCAATCATTTACCGATTTACGGGGCGATGAGCAAATGGCTTTGCAAAGAGATTACAGACGGCTTTGCCAAGTGGTTCAAGCTGTTCTGCTATGGGTGCGCCCTTATCTGGTTGCTGGATTTGCTACCCAAACTGCCAGAGGAAATGGCTAGACCGATTGCCAATTATTTAACTGGAGCCAAATAATGCTGACACTTCTCTCCACTTTAATATCCTTCCTGATGGGCGGCTTGCCAAAGCTACTTGATTTCTTCCAAGATCGGTCAGACAAAAGACATGAGATGGAACTTGCCCAACTTCAGGTTCAGCGGGAGATGGAGCTACGAAAGCTGGGGTTTGAGGCGCAGGAGCGAGTTGAGAACATACATACTCAGCAGCTTGAGATCGAGACAAAATCCGCAGAGAAGCAGTCATTGATTGCAGCCCAGACCGCTGAGATGCAGGCGGTGTACGCACATGATACATCTTTAAATGAGGGGACAAGCCAATGGATGAAGAACCTCCGGGCAAGTGTGCGTCCGGTCATTACTTATGGGTTCTTCTTTCTGTTGGTAGGGATTGACCTTGCCCTGATTATTCACGGATTCCGCTACGACATCCCATTTGAGCAGATGGCAGAACACCTGTGGGACAACGAAACCCAAGCCCTGTTTGCCAGCATCATCGCTTTTCATTTTGGTGGTAGGGCGTTCGGCAAATGAAGGTAGATGCCAGCAACCTGATCCACGCTCACAAGGTGAGTGAACAGGCATATCTGCGCCATGCAGAGAACCTGAAGCGGATGCAGGCTCTGGTGGATGAGGAAGCAAAACAGATCAAAATTATTGAAAACAAGTGTGAGGCTCAGGAACGGGATGCCAGTTTGACAACCGGGCGAGTGGATGTAACGGTATGAAGGTTAGTGACAAGGCAATCAAGATGATCCGTCACCATGAGGGTGTGAGGAACAAGCCTTACCGCTGCCCAGCCAAGTTATGGACGATAGGAGTCGGTCATGTTTTATACCCAGATCAAGGCAAAATGCCAATCGATCAAAGAGACAGTTATCAATTACGCCCAGAAGATAATCGGGTTTTTTCGCCGGAAGAAGTAGATGGAATATTACGCGCAGACTTATCTCGCTTTGAATCAGGTGTTGACAAACTTATCACTGCCCAACTTAGCCAAGGGATGTTTGATGCTCTTGTGTCTTTTAGTTTTAACGTCGGGCTTGGGACGCTCCAGCGCAGTACGCTCCGGCAAAAGCTCAACCGGGGCGATAAAGAAGGCGCAGCCGAAGAGTTATTGAAATACTGTATGGCTGGGGGTAAAATTCTCAAAGGCTTACAGAACCGCCGAATTGACGAGCGGGCTGTGTTTCTGTCGTAGGATACGTTATGCCACTCCAAAAACTTGAATTTCGCCCGGGTGTAAACAGGGAAGCTACGACTTTAGCCAACGAGGGGGGTTGGTTTGAATCCAATAAAGTTCGCTGGCGCTCTGGTTACCCCGAAAAGATTGGCGGCTGGACTAAAGATACCGGCACCGAAAATGTAACTTCGCCCGCCAGTACATTCTCATCAGGGGGTCTGGTAACAGCCCTACAGCCCACTACCGGGTCATTCTGGGGGGTTTGCCGCACCCTTTTTAATTGGCTGAACTTGTCCGGGTACAACCTGATGGCGCTTGGTACTAATTTAAAGTACTACATCCAAAACGGCTCGGGCGGCAATTACTACGACATAACGCCTATCCGCGAAACAGCCCTTACGGTCGGCAGTGCCTTTACGACCAACACCAGCACAAATACAGGAACCCAGACAACCCTCGTGGTAAACGACCCCGGGCACGGTGCTCAGACGGGTGACTTTGTAAATATTACTGGCACCTCCGGTCCGGTAAATGGGGTGTTAGCCGCCGACATAAACGGTGAGCACCAAATCACTTTTATATCTACAACCACCTACTCCATCGTTGTAAACGGCACCGCCTCATCGTCCGGTACCCCCGCAGTTTCTGCCAATTTTTACTACCAGATAACCACCGGCTCTGACATTTACACCACCGATGTGGGATGGGGCGCGGGCGGCTGGGGAGGATCGACTACAGGTTACTCTACTACCGGGTGGGGTGTATCAGCCCCCGCAGGTCTGGGTATTGGGGTGCAGCTTCGCCTGTGGAGCCAAGCCAACTTTGGTCAAGATTTGATCTTCAACCCCCGGGGCGGGGCGCTGTACTACTGGGCTGTTGATAGTAACCCTAACGTATATAACCGTGGTCAGCTTATGCAGGCTGGCGGGACAATCACGGTGCGCGGTTCCTCGGTGGCTATTGACAGCAGTTGCCCCTCTTTGGTCAATACGGTGGGGGTTTCGGATGCTTCCCGGTTTGTTATAGCGTTTGGCTGTAATGACCCGTCCGGGGTGCTGTTTTCCACCGCCCAAGACCCCCTACTGATACGCTGGTCAGACCAAGAAAATTATGCCGACTGGACTCCTTCCACTACAAATCAGGCTGGGGACTACCGCCTGAGCCAAGGCTCCCAGATCATTACCGCGCTCCAAGCCCGTCAGGAAATCTTGGTCTGGACAGACGCGGCTCTCTATTCCATGCAGTATCTTGGCCCGCCCTATGTTTGGGGGTTCCAGATCATGGGGTCGAACATCTCTATTGTGTCCCCCAACGCCGTGGCTACCGCCAATAACGTGACCTACTGGATGGGCACGGATAAGTTTTATATGTACTCAGGACGGGTGGAAACCCTACCCTGTACCCTGCGCCAGTACGTGTTTGACGACATTAACATCCAGCAGGCGTATCAGTTCTTTGCCGGGACTAACGAGGGCTATAACGAAATCTGGTGGTTCTACTGCTCGGCAAACTCTACTGTGGTGGATCGGTATGTCATATTTAACCACCTTGAGCGCACTTGGTACTACGGGACAATGGAGCGCACCGCTTGGCTGGACACCCCACTAAGGGATTTCCCTAGTGCTGCCGGATATAACGGGCAGCTTATATACCATGAGTCCGGGGTGGATGACGGCACCACAAACCCGCCTTCGCCTATTGAGGCGTACTGCCAGTCTTCCGACTTCGATATTGGGGACGGGCATAACTTCGGCATGGTCTGGCGCATCATCCCTGATGTGACATTTGACGGCTCGGCGGTGAACAACCCCTCGGTAACCTTTACCGTGCGCCCGCGCCAGAACCCCGGTGCAAACTACGGCAGTACAGACTACCCAGATGTAGTGAGCGCCCAGAACTACCAGAATCAGCAGACCTACAACGTCCAGCAGTTCACCCAGTACGCCTATGTGCGTATCCGTGGCAGGCAGATGGCATTCAAGATTAGCTCTTCTGATGTGGGGGTGTCTTGGCAGCTAGGCTCCCCGAGGCTGGATGTACGCCCTGACGGACGCAGATAATGACCCATTTAACCCTACGCCAAGCCACAATATTGCCGCCTGTTGCCCCGGTATTGCCGGTCGCGCCGACTGAGTTTCGTCAGCAGTATCAGGATCAATATACCAACGTCCTGCGCCTGTATTTCAACGGGCTGAGTTCAACCCTGTCAAATGTATTAGGAGATACCAAGCAGGGCACAAATGCACACCCGGGCGGCGGGTATTTGGCGTTTCCTTATGCAGCTATCCAACGGACAACCGACAAAACATTTACTGCAAATACCGCAACGCAGATAACATTTGATACTAATGATTATATAAATGACTGTGAAAATGACGGCACAGACGGTATTAGAGTAAATGTTCCGGGTATATACAATTACCAATTTAGTATTCAGTGGGCTAATACAGATACCCAGATTCACACCGGGTTTGTTTGGCTTAGGGTTAACGGGGTGGACGTGCCGGGGACAGCCAGTAAATTTGACATTTTAGAAAAGCATGGTGGGGTGTATGGTTATCTAATTGCAGCGGCTAACTTTTATGTTGCGCTTGAAGCTACTGACACCGTAGAACTGTGGGCGGCTGTAAATGACGCCACTTTGTATATGGAAGCCTACGCCGCCCAAACCTCCCCATTTCCTATGCCATCCATCCCCTCTGTGGTGGCTACTTTATCATTTGTGTCGAGGCCCCCGACATGATATTATCTGTTAACTTTCACCCAATGAGGCATACATGAGCTTACACGCCGCTGCCCAACATTTAGCCGCCAAAGGTCGCGGCGAAGATAAAGTACTAATTCACATGACGCCCGGAGAAGTTCACGGGCTTCAAGCTATTGCTAAAGCACATGGTGGGTCATTGACCATTAACCCCGAAACGGGATTGCCTGAAGCTGGATTCTTGTCAAAGATTCTTCCGATGGTTGCTGGCGCTGCGCTTGCTGCAACTGGGGTTGGTGCTCCTATGGCTGCTCTTATGGTTGGTGGCGGCACAGGCTTAATGACCGGTGATCTCAAAAAAGGTCTAATGGCTGGTTTGGGTGCTTATGGTGGTGCTGGATTGGCGGGTGGTTTGGCTGCTGCGGGGGCTGCTCCGGCGGCTGAAGCAGCTACTGCTTCAAACTTAGGGTCTCTTAATCCCGCTTTAGTTGAATCTGGAACGAGTGGTAGTTTGGGGGCTGCTTTGGAACATGGAGCTTTAACTGCTCCTCGTGTACCGTTTGCAGAACTTAATCCGGCTTTAATTGAGTCTGGGACAGTTGGAGATGCAGGACAAACTTTAGAAAATATACAGTTAACTAGACCTACTGTAACTACATCACCTATTATTCCAGAAATTGCCGCACCTAACGCGCCAATCCTAGGCAGTCAGAAATTAGGCGATGCATATGCGGGCTTACAAAACATTGCCAACAATCCAACTCAAGGTCTTTCTAACTTGTGGCAAGGCATGGGCGATACCACTAAACAGCGTTTAATGACAACAGCCGCTCTAGCTTCCCCTCTTCTTGAGCAAGAACCAAAAGAATTTCCAACGCCACAAGGTTCGGGTCCAAATCCGTACAGCTACACATATCAGCCTAATATAACTACGCCCTTCCCAATACCCAATGTTCCCGGCTATGATGGTTTAAACCAAAACTTTGGTAGAGAGCAGCGCTACTATTCGGGGCAGTACGTTCCAACAGCTGCTGAAGGCGGTGCTGTACAAGGTTATGCAATGGGTGGTATTCCTGTAGGTGCTATGAACTCTACCTACCCGCAGGCAGGACTGTCGCAAAGCCAGTACGCAAACGCATGGCAGACTCCCGTACCTCGTGAGATGCTGGCTTCCGGTACAGACACTGGCGTTAATCCAATGAACGGGCAGATGAGCTTTGCTCAGGGCGGAATCTCTGATCTTGGCGGCTACTCTGATGGTGGACGCCTAC